AATCAGCACCCCTGAAGGCAACGGCTATCCTAATACCCCGCCGAAGACCCAGACCGTCAAGACCAGAGGCACAGGCGCTGCCACTAAAGGCACTAAGTCTTCTGCGAAATTGGGCTAACGGTAAGCGCTAAATGAGCCTCACATACCAACAACTCTACACAGCGATTCAGAATTATTCTGAAGTTGATGAACCCACATTCAATGCGAACATCCCTAACTTTGTTCGTAACACGGAGTTGTTGGTCAATAACACGGTACAGCTGCCTGCATTCCGAAGAAACGTCACAGGCGAAGCGACACAGCTATTCCAGTATTTGAATATGCCGACAGACTTCCTGTCTGTGTTTTCTATGGCGGTAGTGAATGGCGAAGGCAACTACGAGTACCTGTTGCAGAAGGATGTGAACTTCATTCGTGAAGCCTATCCGTTCCCCACGGCTGTTGGGATGCCAAAATACTATGGATTGTTTAGCTCTACAGCATTCATTCTAGGTCCGACACCGAATACGAACTATGTTATGGAGCTGCACTATTATGCGGCTCCTTCTTCTATTGTTGATGCTGGAACGAGTTGGTTGGGGCAGAACTACCCTTCTGTATTGCTCTGGGGTTCTTTGGTTGAAGCTTCTATATTCCTCAAAGGTGAAGCCGACATGACTCAGAACTATCAGAATAAATACGATGAAGCTATGATGCTGCTGAAAACTTTGGGTGATGGCAAAGACAGGCAAGACAATTTCCGTACAGAACAAGTGAGGCTACCTGTACAATGAACGAAGAAGACACCGTAGCTATCGCTACACCACAACCTGAATTTACGCTCAACAGTGTAACGGTCATTGCCGATTCTGTTGAATATGATCTTGAAATTTCTGAAGAGGTATAGTAATGGCTATCACACAAAGTTTGGCTTCCACGTTTAAACAGCAAGTCCTTGAAGGACTGCATAACTTTGCTTCTTCTGGCGGGGACACCTTCAAGATCGCGCTCTATACCTCCTCAGCCAATCTTGACTCAGCCACTACGGTTTATACAACTTCGGGAGAGTCTTCTGGTACTGGGTACACCGCAGGTGGTGAAACACTGACTAATGTGGGCGTCTCGCTCTCAGGCACCACTGCTTATCTTGACTTTGATGATGTTACGTGGGCAGCCGCGACGATTTCTGCGGCAGGCGCTTTGATTTATAACTCCACGCAGGGAAATAAGGCTGTTGCAGTGCTGAGCTTCGGCGCTACCTACTCAAGCACGAACGGAAATTTCACGGTCACATTTCCCGCAAACACAAGCACCACTGCTGTCATTCTTCTGAATTAAGAGGGTTCCACCATGCCACAGATGCAAAACCGTGTACAAGAGACAACCACCACGGGTGGCACGGGTACTCTCACTCTAGCTGGAGCCGTTACTGGCTATATAACTTTTGCCTCTGGTTTTTCCACAGGCACCTCGCTGTTTTATACTATAGATAATGGCATTGGCGAATGGGAGATCGGCATTGGTACGCTGGTCACTACGGGTACGCTATCTCGTGTTACAGTCATTGCCTCTTCTAATGGCGGGGCGCTAGTCAATTTTGGCTCTGGTACTAAACGAGTATTTTGCTCCGCGCCTACGCGCTCCCTCGTACCGGATCAGGATAGTAAGAGCGGATACGTACTCACCACAGACGGCACCGACCCTGCTTGGACCCAGACGCTTAACGGCATCACTATCGGAAATCTCACAGCGGCGGGTGGAGCATTTACGACTTTAAGTGCGTCTTCCACTGTTAGTGGGTCTGGTTTCTCAACCTACCTTGCTTCTCCTCCCGCCATTGGCGGCACAACCCCAGCCGCAGGCGCATTTACTACTCTTAGTGCGTCTTCCACGGTATCCGGTACAGGCTTTAGTACCTATCTAGCCTCTCCTCCTGCTATCGGCGGCACAACTCCTGCCGCAGGCAAATTCACCACCCTCGAAGCCACCGGCAACACCACCCTCGGCGATGCGTCTGGGGACACGCTGACGATTAATGCAGGGGTCATCTCAATCCCCAATGGTCAGATTGCAACAACTGCCGCATCGCAAGCTGAAATGGAAGCCGGGACAGAAACCGCCCTGCGCTCGATGTCGCCTTTGCGGGTCAAGCAAGCCATCGTTGCGCTTCCTGGAAGCACCTATGGCCTATTCTGCAAAGCCGACCCCACCATCGCGGCCTTTACCAAGACCGGCAACTTTACGGTATCGACCGCGACGACGCTGTATGTCGAAGTCAATGGCGTGCTGAAAACCATTGCATCCAGTGCCGCCGTCACCATGCCGGGTAGCGCGGTCGCGGGCACCGATTACGCGATTTGGGCCAAAACCGATGGCACCCTGGAAGCGACCAGCAACCATACCTCGCCTCCCACGGCGAATGCCCGCAAGATTGGCGGTTTCCACTATGCTCCGGGCGGCAATGCGGCGGCACAGTCGGGCGGCAACACGACCGCGCAAATCAATGAATACTCATTTTGGGATTTGAAATTCCGTCCGGCCTGTTCTGACCCGCGCGGCATGACCCTGGTCGCCGGGGGCTTTTGGTGCGATATCTACCTGACCGGGGTGGATGCCATCACCAACGGCACGTCGAAATACAACGTCACGCATGCGGACGGTGCTTCCCCTCCCAAAGTCCCGGCGCTGTTTGGCGGCAATGGCAGTACCACGTATGGATCGCTGACATGGTTTGAAGCCAGTGAGCTGGCGCGGGCCTTTGGCAAGCGCCCGCTGTTCCAATCCGAGTTCATGGCGGCGGCGTATGGCACCACCGAGGCTTCCTCAGTCGGCACCGACCAAGGCTCCTCAGTCCTGAATGCTGCCTATACATCCAAGTGGGGCGTCATACAAGCATCGGGCGTGCTGTGGGTCTGGGGACAGGAGCGTGGTGGACCCTTTGCAGCCGCCAGTTGGAATGCCAATACCGAAGGGCGCGGCTCTGAGTACAACGCACCGAATGCGGCGGTCTTTGGCGGCAACTGGGGCCTCGGGGCGAACTCCGGTTCGCGGTCGTCGTACTGGCTCTTCGCTGCCTCGGGCTCGGGCAGCCTCATCGGTTTGCGCTGCGCCTGTGACCACCTGTTACTTGACTAAGGGCGCGGTAGCGCCCGGACATGACTGAGCCTAGCGAGGAGCTTGCGTGTTACGACCAGCTTGCCATCGTCGAAAAGTACGAGCGGATCATTGCCTATCTGTACCCGATAGCGCAATCGATGCCGCGCAAGCATGGCATCGCCCGCGATCTGTTTCTTCAATGTTTGCTGGGACAGCCGGATTTGTTTTTCCAGGCGGGGAAATCGAATCAGATCAGTCGAATTTACGCGGCGGATGCGGGCCTGGCGCATCTCCGTTTCTGGATGCGATTCTTGCACGGACAACGCTGCATGAGCCATCACCAACTGCAGACGGCGCAAGCGCTGGCGGCGGAAGTGGGCGGCATGGTGAATGCGTGGATCAAGCGCAAGAGGAAGCAGGGGCAGGCCGGGACATAATGCGGCGATCTTTGGCGGCAACTGGAACAACGGGGCGAACTCCGGTTCGCGAACGTCGAACTGGAACAACGCTGCCTCGAACTCGAACAACAACATCGGTTTGCGCTGCGCCTGTGACACACATGTTTCGCTCCGCTGTGGCTACGGCTCAGTGGGCCGTCCACTCAGTGTGGTCAGCCGGTCTTGTCCTCCTTCGGGGAATACATTTAGGGGTTTGGCACAACGCCGATTACTGCAACATGGAAAGGCGGGGCCAGCATTTATGAGCCAGCGTCATCGCAACCTGATTGGCCAAATCGCGGATATCGAAAATCTGCGCGAGGCTTATCGCCGCACGCGGAAAGGTAAGCGCATGACGTGGGGCTATCTGAATTTCAAGGAATACGACGAGCTGTTTTTGCGGGATATCCAGCGAGAATTACTGGCCGGCGAGTACCGCATTGGACCCTACCGTGAGTTCACCATCTACGAACCCAAGGCGCGACAGATTGCGGCCCTGGGATTCCGTGACCGGCTGGTTCAGCACGCGCTATGCAACGTCATCAGCCCGATCTTCGAGCGCGGCCTGTTGCCCTATACCTTTGCCTGCCGCCCCGGCATGGGGACACACGCGGGCGTACGGCATGTGCAGGCTCTGCTGCGAAAGACGGGTGCAACGCATTTCCTCAAGACCGACTTTCGGAAGTTTTTTCCCAGCGTCGATCATGCGGTCTTGCATCGGTTGATCGAAAAGAAGATCCATTGCCAGGGCACACTGGCTCTTTTGCGCGAGATCATCCCGCCCGCCGGGCACGGTTTGCCGATTGGCAGTCTGACCAGCCAACTATTTGCCAATGTCTACGGCAATCAGGTGGATCGCTTTATCCACTTTGAGCTGAAAGAGCGGCATTGGGCGCGGTATATGGACGACATTATTGTGTTGGGCCATGACCCCATTCACTTGCGTGAGCAATTCAGTCGCATTGCCGATTTTTCACAATCAAACCTCAATCTGACCATCAGTAAATGGCAGGTTGCCAACGTGTCACGTGGCATCAACTTCCTCGGTTATCGCATCTGGCCCCGGCACAAGCTGTTGCGCCCGGACTCGGTGACTCGCGCCAAACGCAAGATTCGGCATGCCCTGGAACACAACGATCCACTGGCATTAAAAGCCTTCCTGATTGCCTGGTCGGGTCATGCCCGCTGGGCCGACACTCACCATCTTTTTGGATTTTTGGAGAATCAATATGACCTCGCTCATTGTTAACTCGGCTGAAGACTTGGCCGCGCTGGAAGGCACCGTGCAGTACACCGAATTTCTGACCCTGCTGGAAGGGAGCTTGTGGCGAGTTGAGCGAGATGAGGCCGCGCAAACTTTTGTGGCCATCGAGGACAACAGCACGATTGAGCGCTACGGCCTGACTCGCGAGGATTTTCCAAATGCACAGCCGCCCGAGTTGCCTGAGTGGAAGCCGCTGCCGCCCGTGGTGCATGCCTGTTCACCCTGGCAAATACGCAAGGCGCTGAATGATCTTGGCTTGCGCCAGGCGGTAGAGGATGCAGTGTCGGCATCGACCGACGCGACATTGAAGGATGGGTGGCAGTACGCCACGGAGTTTCGATCAGACGATCCCTTTGTGATTGCGATGGGCGCCAGCCTGGGTAAGACGCCGAAAGAGACGGCGGAATTGATTGAGTTTGCGAAAGGGCTGTAAGTCGTGACCTACTACCTCCTTCTTGAGACCTCCGAGGATCAGGCCATCCAGTGGACTCAGGACGCGCTGGGGGAAGAACAGGTCGCGGCGGTCTACACCAGCATCGACACGCAGATTGAGAACGAAATAAATCCGCCAATCGTGACGCCACCCCTTCCGTGGCTTTGAGGGACTCGACGCAGGCGAGCACTTGGTTTATACTGCTCGCTCCCTTAACCACAACTCATAGACAACTATGCAGCCTAAAATTGAAATTTCTGTAGAACTTCTGAACGCTATCCTGAACTATCTGGGCACCAAGCCTTTTGCAGAGGTAGCCGGGTTCATCAATGCAATCCAAGAGCAGGCTAGGGGCAAAGTGCCTCCCGCTGAAGAAGCTCCAGTAGAGGAGTAAGAGATGGTTACATCAAGACAATGTTTCGCAAAGTGGGGTGATCCTAATACGCGGGCAGATGAAGGCAAATATATGGTGTTGTGGGATGTGCCTTCGCATCTTGAGATAGGAGTAATCCCCAAAAAGTTGTACTGCAACCGTGCCATGATTGCTCCTTTGACCCAAGCGTTTGAAAACATCATAAACAGAAAACTCGTAAGTCAGCTAAAGACTTGGGATGGGTGCTTCAACATTCGTAAAAAGCGCGGAGCAACATCGCAGTCTCTTCATGCTTGGGGCATCGCTATTGATATAAATGCCGCATGGAATGGCTTCGGTAAGAAGCCTACTATGTCTCCAGAACTTGTCAAATGTTTTACCGATGCTGGATTTGACTGGGGTGGATTATGGTCTAAACCGGATGGAATGCACTTCCAGCTAGCGAAGATATGAAAGAAGACAAAGATGATGACCTAGCGGCGATTCTTTTTGAAGGGATCGTTTACGCTTGTCTGAGTGTGTCTGCTATGGTAGTGATGCTCTACGCTTTTATTACTTACTTTTGGGGTGATTGATATGATTGATCGAATCGGTCTTGCTCTTGGCGAAAGTTCCACGTGGCGAGGGATTATCATGCTGCTGACCGCAGTAGGACTTCAGATTGATCCGGCGCAGCAGACGGCAATCATTCAAGCGGGTTTAGCTGTTGCTGGTCTTATTGCTGTTTTCTTTAAGCGCAAACCGTCCGTAGGCTAGCTAAGTAGGGGCTGGAAGTGCTGGGCTTCTCTGCGATTGCTGATTCTCCCATTGCGGACATCCGTGAAGATCAGTATTTAGTCCTCACTTCCCAGACTCTTTCTCTTACGCTCAACTCTGCTGCCGCTACCGCTGCAGCCAACGCCGCTGTCTCTTCTCAGAACCTTGTCACTACTCTAAATAGTCTTACGGTTCAGGCAGCAGCTAACTATGCACTCCAGAGCCAGAATCTAAACCTCACTCTTAATTCTGTCTCTCTTTCTGTTGATGCCGTCCTCCCTGCACTAGACTCACAAAGTCTATCGTTCACTCAGAATGATGTTGTAATCGCGGTCCAACCACCGACGTTTGACTCCCAGAGCCTCACGCTCTCGCTCAATTCTGTTGCTATTGCTACAGAAGTTGATGCCCTTTTAGGCTCTCAAACACTTGCGCTCACGCTTAATCCGGTTACGGCTTCTGCTGCCGTAAACCTTACGGCGGACTCTCAGGCTCTCTCGCTTACGCTTAATTCTGTCTCTTTAAGCACTGAAGTTAACGTAACGCTGGCTTCTCAAAGCCTTACGCTCACACAAAACCACGTACTCAACAGTACAGACCAGACGGTAGGAGTCACAGGGTTTTCGATTGCTTCAACGCTCAACAGCTTCCGTAGTTTCTGGCTTGATATATTCACCACACAGATTCCAGAAATTCCCTACGACGATGCGTCCATCGCGTCAAACCCTATTTGCTACACCCCACCAGCGCCAACAACAGAAACAAGCGTTCAGGGTAACTGGAATGAGATAACGCTCGATGTTGTAGTTGATGGGCAAGACTGTGCGATTGGTTCGCAGCCTATCTGCGTTGGAGTCAATTACACTAACACGGAACTCCTTGTTGTGGCCGTTAACGGCTCAGGCGCCATCACTCAGATAGCTATCAAGCACACATCGCTGTATGACGAAGTGCCATCCAATCCGGTATCGGTGGTAGCGACAAACGGGGGGTCAGGGGCAACATTTGATATCGCATACACTTTGAACGTAGCGGTTGTTGTGGATATAGCCAACGCGGGTTCTGGCTACGAAGTGGGCGACACGCTCTTTGTTTTAGGAGGAATAGGGTATAATCTGCCATCAACGGGTAAATATCCAGCCTCTCCGTGGACTTCAATTACGACGACACAGAACAGTAATTGGACCAACATTCCGACATAAAGGTAAAAAACAATGCCGAGTACATACAGTTCCAATCTTCGTCTTGAACTCATCGCTGCAGGTGAACAAGCGAACACATGGGGTAACACCACCAACACTAACCTTGGCACGTTGCTTGAGAGTTCAATCGCGGGGCGCATTGAACTGAGTTCTGGATGGGCGGCAAACTCCCTTACGCTAAGTGCATTCAACGGTGCAAACGATCAGTCTAGGCAGATGTGTCTGGTGGTCCCAGCGATTACGATCAGCGCCAATTCGACCATCATCGTTCCTGCCAGTGCCGTCACTTCCTCTTCGGGCAAGCTGTATACGGTCATAAATAAGTCCCTCTCCTATTCTGTCACCATCAAACTCGCGGCGACTACGGGTGTAACGATTCCAGCCAACACCACGAAGACCGTTATCTATAATGGTACGGACTTTCAAGAAGCTTTCACGGCACTTGATCTGCTTACGCTGACCGGCACTCCAACCACCTCTGTCCATGCCGTCAATAAGGGCTACGTAGACAATAAGTTTTTCAGCCTTGCAGATAACAACACGGTCACGGGTAACACCTCATTCACAGGCACGGTATCACTACCTACAACCACTCCTACGGGCAACCAAGCGACATCGTACAACTACGTCAACGCAAACTATCTGTGGAAAGCAGCTGGTGTGACAAGCCAGACCATGAACCCATTCTTGCGGTTGAACTACACACCAACTGACCCTGCTGATGCCGTACACAAAGCCTATGTAGACGCTAATTTTGTAGGCATATCCAACGTTCAGACTATCAGTGGAGCGAAGACTTTCTCTGGTAGCGTATCTTTGAGTGGCACAGCACAGCTTACTCTTCCTAATGCACCTTTGTCTGGAAATAATGCGGCTAACAAGACCTACGTAGATGATACGGTAAATAATGCGCTGAGTGCAGCGAGTGGACTATATGCCCTTAAAACGACTACGGTCTATGCAGGCACTGGTATTCAGATCAACGGCACAAGCTTCGGCACTCTTGGAAACGATCTAACTATTTCTGTTGTCGGCGGTGGTACGGTCACTTCTGTTACGGCCACATCTCCTCTGGCAGTTACAGGGTCTACCGCTGTTAATCTTTCCCTGCCCCCTGCTACAAGCTCCGCTAACGGTTATTTGCTCGCTACGGATTGGTCTACCTTCAACAACAAGTGCAACGCCAACGGTTCAAACGCCTCTGGTGGAGCTTGGAACATCAGTATTCTAGGCAACGCA